AAACGCACTTGCAATTGCTGGTGCAAATCTGATTCAGGTAAGACAATATGTGAATACCGAGACCGCTGTATTCATCTCGGACAATGAGCCAAGAAACAAGGATATCGTTCGCCAGATTGATCAAAGCATCAATGCGGGTCTTCGCGTTTGCATTTGGCCGCAGACGATGAATTGCAAGGACATCAATGACTTGATCTTGTCTGGTAAGAATACGCAACAAATCGTGAAGATGATTGATGGAAACGTATTTAGCGGCGTCAAGGCAAAGTTCATGTTGAATCAATGGAAAAAAATATAAAAAATATTTTTTGTTGATATTTTCTACGTTTGTGATATTATCTATGATAAGTATACTATCCTCAACATCATGGGTGAGTCATGAAAATAGAATTAGTGTCATATACACAACCAGTGAAGCGATTGCAAGATCAAGGGATTATTACGCCCATTGATCTGATTGCATTTTGTGCTCGCGTTTCCAATCCTGCCAATCAATTCAATAATGACACATCGGAAAAACTTGTAAATTACCTGATCAAGAACAAGCATTGGTCTCCGCTTGAAATGGTTGACATGACATTGGAGATTGAGACAACACGCGACATCGCTCGCCAGATTCTGCGCCATCGTTCTTTTGTATTCCAAGAGTTTTCTCAGAGATATGCTGTTGCTGATCTTGGCTATGAGTTCCGCGATGCAAGATTGCAGGACAAGAAGAATCGTCAGAATTCAATTGATGTAGAGGACTTTGATTTGAATTCCGAATGGAAGACCGCGCAGCTGCGAGTCATGATGGAAGCGCAGAATGCATATGATTGGGCAATAGATAGGGGCATCGCAAAGGAAGTTGCAAGATCTGTTCTTCCTGAGGGAATGGTTCTTTCTCGCCTTTACATGAAGGGCACCCTTCGTTCTTGGGTCCACTATATAGATCTACGTTCAGGCAACGGAACTCAAAAAGAACACATGCTTATCGCCATTGAGGCTGCAAAGGTAATATCCCAAGTATTTCCTATAGAAAAAGTACTTTCAACTAATAATCAATAAAGAGGCAAAAATGAGTAATTCACTACCGACGCAATATCAGTCGTTCATCCACCTTTCGCGATATTCAAGATGGTTACCAGAAAAGAATAGACGCGAAAATTGGTTTGAGACTGTTGGCAGATACTTTGATTTCTTTGAAGATCATCTAAAGCAACATTGCAATTACAAGGTAAAGCCAGAAGAGCGTCGTGAACTGGAAGACGCAGTTCTCAGCCTAGAGATCATGCCATCAATGCGATGCCTCATGACTGCTGGTGAAGCATTGACTCGCGAGAATGTTGCTGGATACAATTGCTCATACGTTGCTGTTGACTCGCCTCGTTCGTTTGACGAAATCCTATACATTCTCATGAATGGAACTGGTGTTGGTTTCTCCGTCGAGCAAAAGTTCACCGATCAGCTTCCAATCATTGCTGAAGATTTCTATGAGTCCGACACCACTGTCGTCGTTGGTGATTCAAAACTTGGTTGGGCCAAGGCTCTGAAGGAAATCATTCATCTTCTCTATGGTGGTCAGATTGCTCGCTGGGATATATCAAAGGTCAGACCTGCAGGCGCACCACTCAAGACATTTGGTGGTCGTGCATCTGGTCCAGAACCACTTGTCTCTCTGTTTGAATTCGTCACACGCATCTTCAAGAATGCTGCTGGACGCAAGTTGACATCTCTTGAATGCCATGACATTGTCTGCAAGATCGCCGAGATCGTTGTCGTTGGTGGTGTTCGTCGTTCTGCACTCATTTCATTGTCAGATCTTTCCGATGATGGTATGCGTACTGCAAAGAGTGGTATGTGGTGGGAAAACAATGCACAGAGAGCATTGGCCAACAATTCATTTGTTGCAAAGCGTAAGCCAGACATGTCAGTATTCATGAAGGAATGGTTTGCGTTGTATGAGTCCAAGTCTGGTGAGCGCGGAATCTTCTCGCGCACAGCATCTCAGAATCAAGCCAAGAAGTATGGTCGTCGCAATCCTGATTTTGATTTTGGTACGAATCCATGCTCCGAGATCATTTTGCGTAATCGCGAATTCTGCAACCTGACTGAGGTTGTTGTTCGCGCTGCAGATACATCAGTTGATCTTCATCGCAAGATTCGGCTTGCAACAATTCTTGGCACATGGCAGTCAACGCTGACCAACTTCAAGTATCTTCGCAATACATGGAAGAACAACTGCGATGAAGAAAGATTGCTTGGCGTTTCATTGACTGGTATCATGGACAATGAAATCACGAATGGCAAGAAGGGTCGTGAAGAACTTCGTTCTGTTCTGAATGCAATTCGCAATCGTGCTGTCGAGACGAATGTTGAGTGGGCCAAGAAACTTGGCATTCCTCGTTCGGCTGCGATTACATGCGTGAAGCCATCTGGCACAGTATCGCAGTTGGTTGATTCCGCATCTGGTATTCATGCGAGACATGCACCATATTATATTCGCACGGTTCGTGCTGACAAGAAAGATCCATTGGCCAAGATGATGGTTGATGCTGGCTTTCCTGTTGAAGACGATGTGATGAAGCCAGAACACACATATGTCTTTGCATTTCCAATGAAGACACCAGAGAATGCAGTATTTCGCAAGGACATGACTGCGATTGAGCAGCTTGAACTTTGGCTTGAGTATCAGAGACATTTCTGCGAGCATAAGCCATCTGTCACCATCTCGGTCAAGGAAGATGAGTGGATGGAAGTTGGTGCATGGGTCTATAAGAATATTTCAGTATTGTCTGGAGTTTCTTTCCTCCCACGCGACAACGGCTCATATCGTCAGGCACCATACGAAGAGATTGATGAAGCGAAGTATAATGAACTTCTTGCACTCCAAAACGTTGACATCAACTGGGTGGAGTTCATGGAGGAAACAGATACTACAACTTCAGCAAAGGAACTCGCTTGCACTGCTGCAGGTGGGTGTGAAGTCTAAAAAGGAGAAATAAATGAAGAAAGTCAATTCTTGTTGGTCTCGTTGCTCTTGGTCTCGTTGCTTGTGGCGCAAAGGAAGAAGCCGCAGTTGAAGCAGCTCCTGCTGCTGAAGTTGCTGCTGAAGCACCTGTCGCTGAAGCACCTGCTGCAGATGCTGCTGCCCCAGCAGAAGCACCAGTTGCTCAGTAATACATAATTCAAATTATGATGAATCGAGGGACTTCGGTCCCTCTTTTCATTTTGACTATATAAAAACATAGCATACTTAAATGCAAACATCCCGCCCATAGAATGCTATGTGCGAAGTAATTTTCTTCAGAACAGAGTGGAGTTCGATGAAGCGAAGGACACATATCTTCCCGTCCTTATATTTGGCGTGGCGTCGATACCGCATCGTGCCCCGCTTTTTCATTTCATTATGGAAGACGAAGGGCTTTGGTTCCGCATGCCGATCCACGCTTTCTGTCATAAAGTTCCTTCGCCGCTCGAGACCTTATACAATCTAGTTCTTTGGGATTGTTTTAGTTCACACATTAGTGTTACTCAATTTGATTTTTTGATCAACAAACGTATGCGATATATCGATCGCAATAAAAAGTGGAACGAAGGAACGTATTTGTTCACTCTTGATTGGTCTCAAGAAGATAAAAATATAACTGATCTTGGATTTAGTGAAGTTCCTGGTCAGCATAAATGTGGACATGTGATTAAATTGGATGATGGTAATTTTGCAATTCAGCCAAATAATCGCATTCGCGCATTTGAGCCGTCTTTTGTTACAAAGCCTGGACAAAATGTAATTGAAAGAAAACTTGGTACTCAAATGTGGTCTGTTGAGAACACATCAAAATGGGTTCTTTCAGACGATGATAGATATGATTACGAGGTAAAGCAAAATGCCAACAATTCAAGATGAGTATGATTTTGGATTTACATTTTCAGAATCTGATGGTGGTCCTGCAGTTCCACCAACAGCATCAAATGAAGATCTAAAACTTCTACAAGATAAAGTTGATACACTAATCAATACACAGTCTCAACTCCTTGAAGAAAAATACAAAGCAAAACTCAAGGAAGTTGAAGCATTAATTCTACCTTTGCTCTATAACCTAATGAAAAACCCTGATAAGGCATATATCAAATGGGAAGGGCGAGAGGCAGTCATTAAAAAACAAATCGAAAAGATCACAGCAATTACGAGGGGTTGATATGCCAGATCTA